TGAATATATCGCTGTTGCTTCGTATAGAAGTTACAATGATTACTTAATAAACAATAAAATAACATTAGAACTAGCACGCTTTCCCAAAGGTGTGCAGCACATAATAAAAAGAAATAGGCTATTCAAAATAGAGAATGACATAGTACATTTTCTATATGAGAAGTCACACAAGGAGAAATAAAAATGGCATTAAAATTTGCACAATTAGAAGGTAAGGCTAAAAAGTCTTCCATAAATCAATTCCAATATCAGGACGGCGACAACGTTGTTAGAATGGTAGGAGATATACTTCCTAGATATGTATATTGGATAAAAGGTGAGAACGCAAAGAACATTCCTATGGAGTGTCTTTCCTTCAATCGTTCTACAGAAACTTTTGACAACAAAGAAAAAGACTGGGTTAAACAGTATAATCCAGAAATGAAATGTGGGTGGTCATACGCAATACAATGCTTAGACCCAAAAGATGGACAAGTCAAAGTATTAAACCTAAAGAAAAAACTTTTAGAGCAAGTTATGCTTGCAGCTGAAGATTTAGGAGATCCTACAAACACAGAAACAGGTTGGGACGTTTGCTTCAAAAGAGTAAAGACTGGACCAATGGCTTTCAATGTTGAGTATCAATTACAAGTACTTAGATGTAAAACAAGAGCATTAAATGAAGAAGAGCTAGAAGCTATAGCAGACTTAAAATCTATGGATGAAGTCTTACCTAGACCTAGCGCAGATGCTCAAAAAGAACTATTAGATAGAGTTAGATCAGGTAGTAGCGAAGCACCTGATGCAGAAGTTGCTTCAGAATTTTCAGAAGGAGCGGAACAGAAATGGTAGGTGTAGGAGACGAATTCCCTCAATTTCACATGAATACTTGTGAGGTCAACGGACTTCTAGCAAGTATAAGCGATGAAGATATAGATTCAAAATGGACAGTAATGTATTTCTATCCAAAAGATTTTACATTCATATGTCCTACAGAGATTACAGCTTTTGATAAGTTGGTAAACGAGGCTCAAATTATCGGCGTTAGCGGAGACAATGAGTTTTGTAAACAAGCTTGGAAAGAGAGTAATGACTTGATTAAAGACATTGAGCACCCTCTGGCAGCCGACTCGGGAATGAGACTTGGCTATGAGTTAGGAATTGTATCTGAAGAAGAAGGAGTTCACTACAGAGCTACTTATATCATTGACCCAAATAATATAGTTCAACATGTATCAGTAAATGCACTAGATACAGGAAGAAGTGCAGAAGAAATAGGACGAACCCTAAAGGCTATAAAGGCTGGCGGATTAACAGGATGCTCGTGGCAACCTGAGGATGCGTTCGTAGGATGATTCTATTTACAGCAGACTGGCATATTAAGCTAGGACAGAAAAACGTGCCTGTAGAATGGGCAACAAGTAGATATCGTGAGTTTTTCTCACAGATAGAAGAAGTCGAGCAACAGGTTGATCTGCATATCATTGGGGGAGATTTATTTGATAGACTCCCTTCGATGCCTGAGTTAGAGTTGTATTTCGACTTTATCAGCAGGGTAAAAATTCCAACAATAATATTTGATGGAAACCACGAAGCTACAAAGAAGAATAAGACATTCTTTACGCAGCTAAAAACGGCAACACAGCTACTTAACCCTTTAGTGACGGTTATAGATGAGATATATAAAACGGAAGGGTATACTATTCTTCCATATTGCCACTTACATAGAAAATGGAATCCTATACTTGATTTAGATATTAGGAAGCCTTTATTTACCCATGTAAGAGGTTCTATACCTCCTCACGTATCTCCCGAAATAGATTTAACAAAGCTATCACAATTTCCGATAGTCTTTGCGGGCGATCTGCACAGTCATTCTAATACGCAGTTAAACATTGTCTACCCAGGCAGCCCTATGTCAACCCAGTTCCACAGAACGAAGGTTAAAACAGGGTATATTTTAATTGATGAGAAGAGTTGGAATTGGGAATGGAAAGAGTTTGCTTTGCCACAATTAATACGAAAGACGGTAACAGATCCAAACGCCATGATTCCAACTACATATGACTACACAATCTATGAGCTAGAAGGGGATGTTGCCGATCTTTCACTTATAAAAAATTCTGAACTACTTGATAAGAAAGTAGTTAAGAGAAAAACAGAAGCCTCTCTTATACTAGATGCAGATATGTCTATGGAAGAGGAGCTTGCAGAATATCTTAGTTATATTCTCGAACTAAAAGAAGAAACAGTAACACAAATATTAGGAATATTTCATGATAACTCTAAAAACGCTGAAGTGGGATAATTGTTTTAGTTATGGTAAAGACAACAGTATTAACCTTAACAATAGCACTCTCACTCAATTGGTTGGTACCAATGGGATGGGCAAGTCTTCCATTCCACTTATTATCGAAGAAGCCTTATACAATAAGAATAGTAAAGGAATAAAAAAAGCTGATATACAAAATCGCTTTATAAATGCAGGGTATAATATATGCCTGACTTTTGCTGTAGAAGATAAGCAGTATTCGATTGACGTTAGAAGAAGTAGAGGAAGTATAAAAGTTAAACTGTTCGAAGGAGATGAGGATATTAGTAGTCATACGGCTACGAATACTTACAAAACTGTAGAGCAGATACTTGGATTAGACTTCAAAACTTTTACACAGCTAGTATATCAAAATACTAATGCATCTTTGCAGTTTTTAACAGCAACAGACGCTAATAGAAAAAAGTTCCTAATAGAGTTACTGAACTTGGAAGACTATGTATCGTACTATGACGTGTTTCGTGAACTAGCAAGGACTTTAGGTCAGGAACTTGCGGAACTAGATGGAAAATCAAAAACTGTTATAAAATGGTTGAATGAAAATAAATTGA